CCTATTTCAGAAGCAGACATCTTGTTCTGTGGACACCTTCACCACTTTGTTGCCTCGTCTGCATCTGGTAGACAGGTATTTATGTCACCTGCAGCTGACGGTGGTTCTCACTGGTACACCAGTACAACAGGCAAAGCAAACCCACCAGGAATGCTTACGCTCCTTATTGGAGAAGCTTGTGGTCCTTATGGCTGGTCTGATCTAGATATTCTCTAGTGTCACCAAAGAAATTTAGGTTGCCCGAAGGGGCAACACCTATCAATGAAATGATGGAACGCTATCCAGACTGGGTGTGGCTACCATGCCCAGTCTGTGATGAGCTTGCACACTTTATGGAAGACCGCTACGGAATGCACGCTTGGTGCTTTGAATCACCTACGGGTAAAAGAATGATTCCAAAATTGCGTAGGATTGAAAAGGGAACAACAAAGATGTCCCTATTCGAAGAGTAGATCTTCCCAGGCGTCTTCAACGCTTACGTCGTATTTAAACCACAATCTGCGTTGGTCTGCACTTGATCCGCCCCACACACCATGTTCTATTCGGTTATCAACCGCATATTCGTGACATTCTTTTTGCACTGGGCACGTAAAACAAATGTCTATAGCTTCACGCATTAAAGATGATTGACCTTGACCAGGGAAAAAGGTATCCATCTTTTCATTTGTGCAAGCAGAGTATTCATAAAACTCTGGTCTTGATCTTTGTAGGGCTATCAGAAAATCTAGTAATTCAAATTCGTTATAAGACAAATAGTCCGACACTCTAATCCTTAGGGTTAAAGCCCCCAGCGACATGAAGATGAGAATTAGATAACGCAAAAGGGCGCTTCGTATCCTTGCAACTCCACCCGCAGGTGCATGTTGATATGAATTTTCCCTTTACTATTTCAATCTGTACGTAATGTCTAATCACTATTCTTCCCACGACCACTTAATAAATCCTCTTTGTTGTGCAATCTTTGGATATAATCCTATCATGGTGTGGCAGTAGCGACAGACCGTTTTGTAATTACTTGGATCATCGCCAACAATCTTTCCACCAACAGATCGAGCTTTTACTTCGTGCACATCAACGGCTACTTCAAAACATTCTTCGTCCCAGTAAATTTGACAAACTGGAAAATTCTTTAACATTTCTTCTACAAAGGGTCTACGTTCTTCGTAAATCTTTTTCATTCTATCCGACCTGGGCTTCAGCTTTGTACGAGCTGTAAGCCCATTCTTTGCTTTTAAGGCTGATCTAACGACTAAAGGGGCTCGCGATACGAGCCCCTTTTTAGTCTGCAATGGTTTGCGTCTTTTCACAGGTAATAGTGTACCAGTTGTTCTTCCAGAAGTGCAATCTGGCGATGTGCTTCCGACAGTTGACTGTGCATCCGTTCGTTCTCTGCGGTTAGTTCCCTAACACGAATAAGAAGTTCTTCGGTGTAGTGAGTCAAAGCGTCATCGTACGTAGACATTATGCTCCTATCTCTCTGTATGAGGCAAGCAGGCTTCTAAAGCCCTCAAGTTGTGCTCGGACTGTAAGCAACGCTTGACGACAAGCATCGTGCTTTGCTTCCATTGCTGTAAGAGAACGTAGTTCTGCTTTTGTTGCCACCCGAGCGTAATCATCAGCCATGTCAACGGTCAGTTTCCTGCCTTCAACATCAGCATGCAGTCGCTCTTCAATTCTTGCCTGAGCATAAGCGGTCTTATACCGCTCTTCTGCCTCAGCTTTATCATCACAAATACGTGTGAAGTCTTGCGTCAGCCTCTCCATAGTGGAGATGGCCGAACGCATGGCTTCTTCAATCTTTGCGTGACTGAGTGGAGCAGAACTGTTCATTAGAAGTTGTCAAAACCCTTTGATGAACCTGAACCGTTCATTACTGATTCCTTCTTTTCGTTACGGGTAATCTTTGCAGTTGCCCAACGAAGATCGGCAGCAACGGTGTCAGCAACGATTTCTCCTGCTGTACCCTTAGTTCCGTCCTTGCGCTCAAAGTCTTTAAGTGAAAGACGACCAACGATAACTACGCGTGAACCCTTTACAAGACTCTCAGCAATGTTTGTTGCTACTGAGTCAAAGGCTACAACGTCATAGAAAGATGTTGATTCTGTTCCTGACTTGTCTTTGTATGTGTCAGCAACACCGAAACGAATATAAGCCAAACCGTCATTAGAAAAACTGAGCTCTGGATCTCGAGTGATGTTACCGATAATTGTAATTGATGTTGACATTTTTATGCTCCTTGTAGTTCTTTCAGTTTCTCAATAACAATCTTTGCTTCGTCCATGGTCAAACTCTCCAATGAAGCAACTTTGTTACCAGTTAACTCTTCAATTTTATCAAACATTTGTAAATCATTCCATTCTAGGCTCTTGTGTGTAATTGCCCAAATGGCCCTAACCTGACTTTCAGTTGCTGACTTTCCACTGCCACCCGATGATCGAGGTGCAGATGCAGCCGAAGCAACCTTCTGGCTAAGACTTTGTTGAGTTGCATTTGATGCTGGCGTACTTGCTGCAACGCCGTCATCATCAGAGTCTGCAACGAGCCCAAGGCAGGCCATATAGGCATAGCGACGAGCATACGTCGTAGCCGAACCCTGCGACATTGGATCATCTTTGACCATGTGCAACTTCATAGAGTAGGCCATGTACTGACCAGACGTGTGTAGTAAATGTGTAATCAATGCATCATTACCATTTTCATCGTATGTAATGAATTGACTAACAGCCAATCCATACTTTGCAAGAACTGGTCCAGCAGTAGCCACAACATCCGGCAATGCTGCATACGTGCTCTTAAAGAACGGATTAACCGAACCCTTAGGCACGGCAGAAAACTCCGCTTGTGCAGCTACCAATGCTGTAACCAATTCGTTAATTGATTCGCTTTGCATAATTATTCCTTTTCTTTGTTTGTTTTGTTAGTTTAACGCTTTTAATGTTGCTTGTCAAGAACTAATTCTTGATTTCTCTAAGAACCCTAGATCCAGGTCTAAGGCTGGTAAATTGGGCATAAATTTCCGGCATCTGATTCTGAAGCTTTTTAGAGTCAAACGTCTCGGAATCTTTATTGGCCCTGTATGAGAACAATGGTTGACCATCTACGGTGGCGTATTCTGCATCACCGACCAACTCAAGGATTTGCGCACGAAGTCGCTTTCTTTCCTTTTCTGCCGCCTCAGAATTTTCTTTTGCAAGAGTAAATTCAGCCCAAAGTTCTCTCAGTTCTGATCCACCTTCGTAAACCTTGCCGTCTTTGTGACGAGGATACATCTTTGATTGTGCGGATTCTGTTGCATCGCTTCCGTCCGTCGCCGGTGGGCTAAGCGTCACAACAGCATCCCAAAACATTGATTCGGCAGCAACAAGGTTTTCAGCAATGTTTTCGTCCCAATGCATGTTTCTTACTTGAATTCCTTGTCCGCCAATTAACGCACAGAATGTGATCGACTTCACCCCGGTTACAACGCCGTAGTGATACCCCTGAAGCATGTAGCTCTGAGGAACCTGATTATTTGCCCATGCGCCAGGATTACCCGGGCTAGCAATACCGGCAGTCTTAACTTCAAGAATACGCTCAATGCCCACTGGTGGCACATCTGATCTCCAATCGGTTACAACACCGGCTGGGAATTGCTCGGAAGGTTTAACAATAAGAAAGTCAAGGTTGGCAAACATAAAGTTTTTATCTGGATCAGTTGACCAAATAATTACAGGCCATTCAACAACGGCACAATTGTAATCCTTTGCATATTTATCAGCAATAGGTCTTTCCAAAATATGACCCCATTCAGTTGCTTCATTGCCTTCAAACGTGCGCTCTACAATGCCAGCCTTTTCTGACCAAAGTGCGTAAGGAGAGTTGTATTTGTTTACGCCACAGATTGTTCCCGCATCAGAACCACCGATACCGTTCTTACGAAGTTCAAGCCACTCCGACTCTGTTTTATCCCAGACTGGAACAATCTTTACATTATCCATTACTTTGCCCTTAGTGTTCTGGCAACGCCGTCAAGATATTCAATTTTATTTTGTTCACGAAGCGAACGACACTCGGCGTGAATTGTACCCAACGATAGACCGGTGAGTTCGACAAGATCACGAAAGCTCGGGGAGTATTTGTTTTGCTTGGTCCAACCTTTAATGGCTTTAACAATGTCCATTTGATTTGCTTTTTGTTTATCAATTTTCTTCGGCATCTTCAATCTCCATTTCAAAATCAACTTCATTCACTTTGCTCATTACCTCTTGATAGATAGATTCGTAAAGTTCTTTCTTCTCTTTCAAGTTTACACAAGCCTTGTCACGTCCTTGGCCAATGTGCTCGCCTTGATAGGTAAGCCATGCTCCGGACTTCTTGACAACACCAAAGTCAATTGCACAGTCAAGCAGTGCGCCTTCTTTTGGGACGCCTATGCCATACACAAGATCAAACTCTGCCTGTCGGTATGGTGTAGCAAGTTTGTTCTTAACCACCTTTACTCGGGTGCGGTTAGCGGTTGCGTCGTCACCCTTCTTGATGGTTTGAATGCGTCGAATGTCTAGTCGCACAGATGAATAGTAACCAAGTGCACGACCACCGGGGGTGAACTCGGTCGGTCCAAACATCTTGCCAATGGATTCACGAAGCTGGTTGATAAAGATAACCAAAGTGTTGCTGTCAAATGCCGGTCCGGTCAACTTTCGTAGTGCCTGACCCATCAAACGAGCCTGCAATCCTACGTTAGCCTGACCCATTTCACCCTCTAGTTCTGCCCTAGGAGTTAATGCCGCTACAGAATCCACAACAATAATGGCAATTTTGCCTGTTTCTGCCAATTTAATCGTAATTTCCAGCCCCTGTTCAGCCGTTGATGGCTGGGTCAAAAGCAGTTCATCAAGGTTGACTCCTAGTGCCTGTGCATAATTGGGATCCAGGGCGTGCTCAGCGTCCACGTAGGCGCACTGTAAGCCCCTTTTTTGGGCTTCTGCGATGGCGTGCATAGCCAGGGTACTCTTACCCGAAGAAGGGGGTCCAAAAAACTCTACAATGCGTCCTCTGGGCAGACCACCAGTGCCCAAAGCTAGGTCTAGAGGTAGAATTCCTGTAGAAATTACCTCTACTGGCTCTACTTCGGCGCTGTTTAACCGTACAATTGTGCCCGGTCCAAAGTTTTTATTGATCTCATCTATGACGCTTTCCAGCGTGTTTTCAGTGGTTTTTGCCTGTTTGGCCATACTGTCCTTTCATGGATTCAAAATCACTATACACGAACCTTTGTTCACCGTCAAGCACTTACAACTTGACAGATGAACATTTGTGCTGTAGGCTTCGGCCTATGAAAACATACTATGCCCAAAAAAATTATGCAGTAATAAGGGATGGTTCTATCGTTGTTTACTCTCGATATAGTCAGGCTTTCGTTGAAGATTGCCGTCGAATTGAAGGACGCAAGTGGGATGCAAGCGAGAAAGCAAATGTATTTCCCATGTCCTCGGCGATACTTGTTCGAGCTTTAGCCGATAAATGGAATATTGATCTACCAAAGGAGTTAAGGGAAATGCAGGATACGCTTCAAGAAGATTTACTCAGTGATTTTACAAATATAAATGTTTCTGGTGGTGAAATAGTTATTAATTTTGTTTATGACCCAAGGGTTATTAATTCAATTAGGAACATAATTCCCGACGTTAAGTGGGACGCAAAAAGCAGGACGTGGCGTGTTTCTAGGGAGCACGCAGATAAAGTTGCTGTTCTTGCGTCCAGGTTTGGCTTTACTGTTTCCAGCGAAATAGATGATGAAATTCAAGAGCACATTAACAAATTGGAGGCAATGGTCAGGGCTTCAGAAGCTCTTGAGGGAAGTATTGATGTTCCAAATATTGCAATAGAACTTCTTCCATATCAACAGGCTGGCGTTTCTTACATGACAAAAGCAAGAAAGGTAATACTTGCAGATCAACCGGGACTTGGTAAAACAGCACAAGCACTTGCTGCCGTTGCAACAGAGAGTCGTTATCCAATGGTTGTTGTCTGTCCAAACACTCTTAAGTTGAACTGGCAACGTGAGACAAAAAAGTTCTTTCCAGGTCTCTCTGTTTCAGTCCTTTATGGGACAAAGAGTGAAGAAATATCAAAATCTGATGTGGTAATTGTTAATTACGACATTCTTTACGAGCGAACACCAGATTTATTCAAGCACGGATTCAGATCATTGGTCGTTGATGAAGCACATGCAATTAAGAACGGTGAAAAGAAGAATCTTTGCCCTACATGTGATAACTCTGTTCGATCAAACGCAAGACGATGCGCCTCATGCAACGAACACTTTGATAAGCCTATTGAAAAGTGGACAGTAAAGCGCACGGATGCAGTAATGAAGCTTGCTAAATCCCTTAATCATAACGACTTTGTTTTCCTGCTTACTGGAACACCAATAACTAATAGGCCAGAAGAACTTATACCTCAACTTGAGGCTATCGGTAGGATTGATGATTTTGGTGGCATTTGGGGTTTTAAAAGTCGTTACGCCCCCAAGAAGAACACCGCAACAAACACAGACGAGTTAAACCGAAAGCTTCGTTCGTTATGCTTTGTTCGTCGCATGAAGGCAGACGTTTACGGTGATCTTCCACCGCTTCGCAATGCCGTACAGCACCTTGCAATTAATCCAAAGGCGATTGCAGAATACAAGGTTGTTGAGGCTGACGTTGTTGAGTATTTTGCCACCCGAGCAATGGCTATTGCAGAGGAAGAAGGTAGCGATGGATCGAAAGCGTATTGGGAAAAGCGTCTTCGATTGGAAAGAAATCAGGGTCTTATAAAAATTACAGCACTTCGCGATGCCGTATCAAAACTCAAATACGACAACATAATCGCATGGTTAGATAATTTTATTGAATCAAACGACACCGAAAAAGTTATTGTATTTGCGGAGCACATTGAACTTGTAGAAAGGCTTTATGAACGATACAAGGACATTGCTGTAAAGGTTCGTGGCGGTGTTTCTACTGATGACCGCATGGCCTCAGTTGATTCATTTCAAAACGATCCAAATTGCAGAATGTTTATTGGTAACATGCAGGCAACGTCAGAGGGTTTAACACTTACCGCTGCGTCTGATGTGGTCTTTTGCGAACTAGGATGGACACCGGCTATTCACGAACAATGCGTTAGTCGTTGCTACGGTCGCACAAACGACATGCACGGTGCGACAGCTTGGTATTTGCTTGCGCCAGACACCATTGACGAGTATGTTTATAATCTGCTTGAAAAGAAAAAGCGCGTTGTTGACGCTGTTACAAACGGCGAAGAAGGCGTTCAAAACACGAGCATCGTTGGCGATCTTGCTGTATATTTGGCGGAGAAAGGAATGGGCGAATAATGAAAACAAAGGAATACTCGCTTGACGGCAAAGACATACTTGCTGAGCTTGAGATTGACGGAGAAACCTTCTATGGAATTCTTACTAATGAAAAGTCAGTCTCCATACCTATTTGGATTTTTACGCACAAAGACTTATCAGATAGATCGATCCGCATTTGGGGATACCTAAAGGGTGCGCTCAATGGATCTTTCGGAATCAAAGGAACATCGCACAAAGCACTTGCCGATCTTCTTAACATATGTGACAAGACGGTGCGTCGAGCCATCTATGAACTTCGCGATGTTGGCGCTATAACAATTCAACCACGTCACAGGAACGGTAAACAGGTAAAAAGTGCTTACTACCTTTGGCCCGCAGAGGCCCCGGGTAGGGTGGACACAGATGTCCAAGCTGGACTCAAAAGACCAGGGGTATTATATAATAATGATATAGATATTAATATATCTAAGGAACAGATCAAAACTCGCAAGAAGCGTGAGGTCGTTACCTACCCAGATGAGTTTGCAAAAATTTGGGATATCTATCCAAGAAAAATCGGTAAAGGAAAAGCGTTTGTTGCCTTCAATGAAACCTTGAGCACTGGAAAAGTTTCTTTTGATGATTTATTAAAAGCAACAATCAACTATGCAGAGGACAGGCGAGGAAAGTCAGACACCTACACACTTCATGCTTCAACATTTTTTGGAAGTTCAAAGAAGTGGGAAGCGTACTTGTCTGGTTCTGCTCCCGACGTTGCTAAATTTGTTATGACAGCAGAGCAAAAAATATCTGCAAAGATTTACGACGATTACGATTCTGCAATTGCGTGGACAGATCCAAAAACAAATGAAGTTCTTCTTGACAACCCACTCAAACACGGGTACAGTCGTCCCATAAACAATTTAGGACAATCAGTAGACCAAAACGGAATGCCTTATGCGCTAGACTCTGCATCAGGCGAACGAAAAAATATTTAAAGGGACGTAATGTCAAACTCAATACCGCACGATCTTGCGGCAGAAGCATCCTTGCTAGGTGCAATGCTTTTATCACCATCAGCAGCTTTAGTTGGAGTTGAAAGTTGTAGCGTAGAAGATTTTTATTCGCCTCCAAATGCGGAAATTTTTGGTGCAATTCAAAGGCTTGTTGAGCGTGGTCAATCGGTAGATGCAATTACTGTTTCAGCCGAGATGAACAGGCCGGATTCGGTTAGCACACTTATTGGCTTTACTCTTGAGGTTCCAAGCGCAAACAATGCCGCTGATTATGCAAAAATTATAGTTACGCACAGTGCCTCAAGAAGGCTAATGCGTCACTTCGGCGAAGGAATCCAATTGGCGCAAGGTGGCGCAGACCCCTACGTTCTTGCAGAGGGAACAGAAAAGTTTGTTACAACTATTGGCACAATAAAAAACACAGAGCCTGAATCTTTAACTATTCAAGAACTGTCAATGCGTGCGGAAGAACTTGCGCCAGTTGTTATTCCAGGAATGATGCATCAAGATTACCGAACCATTGTTGTTGCCGAAGAAGGTGCCGGTAAATCTTTGATGCTACGAACAATAGCAATGTCTGCATCGCAAGGATTTCATCCATTCAGCCATCAGCCCATACCTCCTATTCGAGCACTTGTTGTTGACCTTGAAAACCCTGCTCAAGCTATTCTTCAAACGGCAGAGCCATTCGATCGTCATCTTCAAATGAGAAACCCAAGTGGTTATGACTCAGAACGTTTTCGTGTCTGGAGACAACCCGGTGGAATTGAAATTCGTCGACTTTCTGACAGGGCAGAGCTGCAAAGAGAAATCGCTTTTCATAAGCCCGATCTTGTTTGCATTGGTCCTATCTACAAAATGTATCGTCGCAATGCAAATGAATCGTATGAAGACTCTGCTGATGAAGCCATGGGGGTTCTTGACGACCTGCGAACTAAGTATGGTTTTGCGCTTATCATGGAGCATCATGCTGCAAAGGGAAAGCAAGGTGAAAAAAGAGACCTATCCCCTATGGGTTCACAACGATGGATGGCTTGGCCTGAAATTGGTATTTCTCTTTACAAAGATACAACTGACCCCACAGTTCTTAACGTAAAACGTTATAGAGGTGACCGTTTGGCCGGGGTAAGTTGGCCAGATAAGATAGTAAGAGATAAAGCATGGCTCCTAGATGGAGTCTGGACACCGGCAAAGGATCTTTAATGACTTGCGTAGTTGGATATACAACAGACAAGCACTGCTACATGGCCTATGACGCTGCCGCCAGTGATGGAGAAGCAACAATAGCTTCAATAACACCAAAGGCAATAGCTCACGCTGGCAATGGACTCATTGGTTCTGCCGGTTCTTGGAGATCAATCAACATGATTTCTACGCTGAAATCAAGAAAATGTAGTCCTCAAACAATCGTAACAATGCTAAAGGGAATGAAAGGAGAAGACGAAGCCGTCAAGGAAACTGACGTTCTTTGTGCATGGCCAAATAGACCTTTGGTTATTGTACAAAGCGATCTAGCAGTTATAGAACTTGAATCACCGTATTACGCAATTGGTTCAGGTGCAGCTTATGCACTTGGCTACTTGGAGGCATGCGAAACAATTGGTCCCGAACAACTAATTGCAGCAGTGGAATGCGCTACAAAGTACGACATGTTTGTATCAAAACCTGTCAAACTTTTAAAGTGTTCCATTAAAAAAACAACTAGCAATTAGAAAGGTATTTAGTGAGTAGTGAAAAATGGCGTGAGCATTCCGCATGTTCCGGCACAAAGGTAGATTTTTTCTCGGGATTTGTTACAGAGGAGATGAAAAATCTTTGCAAGGGTTGCCCCGTGCAGGATGAATGTTTAAAATACGCAATAGAAACAGAATCCTATGGATATTGGGCGGGAACAACAGAACAAGAACGTTTTCTTATTCGAAGAGATCTTGGCGTTTTTGAGCCAGGGTACAATCCAAGCCTTAACAAGCAGATGAGACGCGCGATGCCCAAGGCAAAACATGTTTTAAAAGAAATAGAACATGGAACCGAAAAAGGATATCAATTACACATTAGGCGTAAGTGGCGATTTGTTGATGAAAACAATCAAGTTTGTGAATGTCGCAAGGCGCATACAGAATTTATTAAAAAATATAGAGAATCGAGAGTAAAGACATGATGTTCTTTAATAGAAGAAAAAAGAAAGCAAGCATGAAAAGACACCCAAGTCAATTGGGTAGGCCGCTTGAAATGACAAAGATTAATAATTCAACTTTTTGGGTTGATATTAAAAAAATTAGAAAGGACGGAGAATGACAGACGAAGAACTATGGGAAAGTCATTACCCTGACATAAAGATACCCGGTAGCGCAGAACCACTTGAGGGCAAGTGTGGTGCAAAGGTAACTTCTAAAGAAGCCAGAGAAATTGGTATTACTCGCTACTGCACGAAAAAAGCGGGCATGGGCACAGATCATCTAGGAGAAGGAACTTGCAAGTGGCACCTTGGCGCAACAATGCGACACACAAGGGGAGCTGTGCAAAGAAAGATGCAAAAGGAATTAGTTGCTCTTTCTGACAGGCTTGAACAACCTGAACCAATTGGTCCACCAGAAGTTGAGGCGTGGATTCTTGCTTCAAAGATGAAACAGTGGACTTTAATCCTTGAAGAAAAGATGAACGAACTTAACGGTATCTTGGAAGTAACCGACAAAGCGGGCGTCGAACATGTACGAGCTTTGATTGAGGTTATGGAACGTGCATGGGAGAGGTATCAGGGTGCTCTTGAGTTTATGATGAAATACGATCTTCGCAAACGTGTTATCGAACTTGAAGAACATCAGGCAAACCTTGTTGGTGCTGCTTTCATGGCAATTATTCTTAGTCAGGATCTAAAGCTTAGCGAGTCACAAATTGAGATGGCTCGCAACATGTTTGCAAAGAAATTAAGTGAGATGGGAGGCGATCTTGAGCCGACTTGGATTCATAACATTATTGATGTTGATGTTCTTGATGATTAACATACATCAAAGGCGTTAAAAAACCCCCGGTTAAGGTTAATATCCTTAAGCCGGGGGTTTTTATTTAATCGTTAGTTGACGTATTCTCTCTTTTCACCAACGTAACGTGCATAAATATTGTGCGTTCCGTTTTCGTTAAGTCTACTGATCGCTTGATATTCCATTGTCTTTCTGTCAATGCCTTTTAGTGTTGACAGACCAATAAGTGTTTTTAGTGCTTGACTTGACTCGCTGCCAGTCTTTGAATTTTCTTTCCACAAAAACCATTCTCCAGGATTTGACTTAAGAAGATTTCTCCTTGCAATTGTTACTGGAGATGGTCCTGACTTTGGACCGCCGCTTCGAGCTGGGCGAGGATTTGCTTTAATCAATCCTGTTATTTCTGAATTATTCATTCGTTTCCTTTTCTTGTTTTTCAAAATTAGTTATTTTGCTTTTGTTACTCGGACATACATGGGCAACCTCAATAGTTGCATCAGTGCTTTTAATAACTTTTTTGCATTTAGGACAAACCCATTTAGCCATATATTTACTCTACCTCATCAACGGGTGTACTGTCAATTAATTTTATAGCATCAAGCATAATAAGTTCTTCTAGATCCCATTCATTAAAATCATCAGTATCTTCTATGTCAATGGTTACTTCTGCCGCAATAATAAACTTTTTTACCTTGCGAGTTTTAAAGTCATTAACACATTCCTCAACGGATTCGCTTGACCAACGCATTGTTGCAAACGCTGGCGCTACTTTTCCGCAATAAAGTCTAGCCTCGTATTCACGCTTTGTATCATCATCAAATGACAAAGCATGCTCTACCGCCAACTTTGGGGGAAGACTTCCAAACGGTTCCAGCCACATATCGTAAGCTTCCTCCGCCGTTGTAGTCTCCCCCCAAAGGACGGCAATTTCAGTATAACGAGTACCGATCTTTTCGTAAAGAACTATTGACCATTCCCTTTCCTCAGTCAAATAATTGTCCATTACCAGCCGCTTCCACAACCATATTGATCGGGTACATACGAGCCAAATCCAGAAGCAACCTGAATTTTTTTGGCAATGTATACCTGTTGTTCTGGGCTTGCGGACCACTCTGGCCCAAAAAGCCTAAATCCACCGTATTCATACCAATTATTAAGCAAAATGCCCAATCCCCCTTGGTATAAGTTTCCCTTTGTGTGCCAATTGCCACCAGTCTCGCAAATGTTCACCTTTGACCACTTCTGCATATCAAGAACTGATACAAGTGGTGGCGCGTCATGCGCCTTTTTATGCGACGTTGGTAAAGCTGGATCAACCTGGACCTTAACCCAAGATGTAGCCATTTGTGTGCCATCAGCACTAACAACCAACGTGCGCTTCATATTAATTACTGGCTTTGTTACAAGGGTACTAGCCCCATTTTTTATACTTCCTAATGCTTTGGTCGCCATTCCTATGGTTTCCAATAATACAAATACTACGGTTACTACGATCAAAACTGCGATAATTCTACGCATTCTTCTCCAATGTTTGGCTTATATTACGTAAAGCTGAGGTGTTGATTCACAGTATCCAGTCTCCTTTCGACTTCATTTCTAACATACCCCATTATACCATGTCAAGTACCTCTGGCAAGGGTTCTTTGTGACAGAAATCACAAGACCCC